CAGTCAGTTAAACCTTTATTATAACATAGGTTTAACTGACTGTCAAGTACTTCTATGCCCCATTAAAGTTCAAACCCTCTCCATAGTTTCCCCAAAAAAGTTGCATAGAAGTACTTGACAGTCAGTTAAACCTATGTTATAATAAAGGTACAAAGAGAGGAGAGGAGGAAACAAAAAAAGAAAAAAATAAACAGTTACACAAAGTACTTGACAGTCAGTTAAACCTATGTTATAATAAAGGTACAAAGAAAGGAAAGGAGAAATCAATATGAAGCCAAGAAAAGCGTTTTATATGGATAACATTGAAACCATAGAGGAATTAGAGGACAAGTTATTTGACTTGACATCGAAAATGGAAAAAGAGTGCGGTAAACAGGATTTTAATGAAAAGCTGAATCAGGCTTGGTCACTTTTATATGAAGTATGTCGAGATAATAAATAGAAAGAGAGGAATTATTATGAGAATGAGTAAAAAAGCACAACTCGAAGCCAATAAGGAAGTATTGGAAGCGGTTGACCGTTATAATGAAGAAATAAAAGGAACTGTTTTGCATCACGGTACACGCCTTAGAACCTGTAAAGCGTATGTATACGAAACTCGTAGCTTCTACGTCTTACGAAGCTACGAAACAGTAGTAGCAATTATAGAGAAAACCACTGATACGTGTTACGACTTTCTCAGAGGGGTTTATGGGTATACTAATACATCCGCACAGCATATCAGCAAGTTTGACAAAGACTACGGACGTGGTACATATGGTTGCAAGGAACGTGTAACCTATTATGAAGTATAATGATGAGGACACCATTAAAGAAATAATCTTTGTTAACGATTATACAAGATCATATGCCATAGAGTTGGGATATGAACCATAAATAACTAGGGCGCGTGGTTAGGCACGATTACAGTTTCAACGCTGTCCGCCCATTAGCACCTACATGGTGCAGAAACCAAACAACACCACAATAGAAAGAAGAGGTATTACTATGGCAAGAGAAAAAATGGTAACAAGGACAGTAACTCAGACAACGGCAGAAGTTATGACTATTGACGTAACAACGGCAGAAGTACAGATACGTGAGTACACTATCGGTGGCACATATGACACCAACGAAATTTTACTCAAAAAGCTCCAGAAGCTTTTTCAGACCGATACATTTAAGTTGGTTAACATCAACAGCACCACTGTAGAGGATTTACTACTCGGAATGACAGAAGAGGACTTCATCAGATACGCTACAGTTCTTCCACCTAGAAGCACTAAAAAAGAAAGTGAGGTTTAATATTATGAGAAACAAAAAAACACAGTAGACATTATGGTTAGTTTTAAAGGTGCAGACAAAGATGCAAAAGGCGAATACTTTGTAACAGACTCGTTTTCACTTGATTCGGCTGTACTGACAATCAAACAAGATTGTATCAATCGCACATTCCGAATTGACTGTGTTGAATCAATTTACATATTCTAAGAATTCATAAAGTTAGTCAAAACTAACAGGGGCGCGTGGTTAGGCACGATTACAGTTTCAACGCTGTCCGCCCATTAGCACCTACAAGGTGCGGAAACTAATCAATATAAAATCAGAAAGAAAGAGGGAACAAAAATGAGTAAACACTATGTAAAGTTAGTAAAGGAAATGATTAAAGAGGACATCAAGGATGATGTATCCATAACACGGGTAAACGGTACTCTTGTGGTAGACATCTATGTAAATCACTGTTTATGTTGGCACACAGCTATTCCACGTATCGAATTGCGAGCTAGTTCATATATGACAGCGAAAATCGTAGCAGACACGATTAAAAATCAATATAAGCAGTTCATTTTGGATAAGTATTTTGTTCGGAAAAAATTCAAATAATACTTGACATTTAGATTGTCATATGCTATTATATAATTGTAGCAAGGGAATAATCAAAAAATCCAAGTTACGTTTGCCATAGGTGGTGTAGGCTTCAAACCAACTATGCCACCTACCCCCTTAGTAGGTGTAGTTTATTGGTAAAATGCGTGAATCTTAAATAAATCCTATCATCGCTCATTCACGTGAAACAGGTTCAATCCCTGTCACCTGCTCTAGTGCTTTATAGTACTAAATTATATCTTGACGTTTTAAAAATAAAGAAAGAGAGGAAGAAAAAACATGGCAAGAGTACCAATGGTAACACGTACAATTATAACAACAAAAGTAAACGTAATGTGCTTAGACATCGAGACAGGTGAACCTTGTAACAATTCTGTAGTAGTCCCACGTACTTACAAGGACGATGAAAAGCTTCTCAAGAAAGTGAAAGAAGTTCTTGAAACGGAAACATTGAAGCCAGTATACATTGTTGACAAGGAACAGGTTGAAACACTTTACGGAATGACAGAGCAGGAGTTCATTGAACATGCGAAAATTCTGCAGCCTAGATCAGAGCACATTGTAGACAAGAGCGCAGACGTAACAGAATAACAGAAAAAGAGAAAGAGGTAAAATATAATGGTAGAAATCAAAGAATGTAGTAGAGAATTTTCAGAAGTTGATCAGTATCTCATGACGATTGCCCCATCTATTATTTCAATGAAAAACGTAGATGACAACGAAAAGATTAGTGTAGACGGTTTTCTCTTTTTTGAAGATGTGAAAGAAAATACAGGTGAAATCGTAGATCTTCTTTCTATCATTACACCAGAAAAGACTGTATATACCTGCCAGTCATCAACGTTTAAACGTTCGTTTAATGACATTGTAAGTATAATGAATGGTAAACCATTTACAATCGTAAAAACATCTGGAAGGACGAAAGCAGGTCGTGACTTTATCAATTGCGAGTTAGATGTAGAAAGTCTTAAGTAGCCTATAAATATTAACAGCGTGTGCTTAATCGGTACACGCTTTTTTTAGACAAGAGGGTGATTTTTTCATGGCAAAAAGAAAAAAGAAAGTATCAGCTTATACACGTAACAGAAATCGAATCAACAGCTACATAAGAAGATTAAACAAAAAAGGACTTATAACCGAACTCTATTTTCCGACAGAAAGAGAACTAAAATTGCAAGGAATAAAAGGTGCAGAGTTAACTCGTTACACAAATGAGTTGAAAAAGGTAACACCAGATTTCTTAAAAGGTGAAGCAATTTCAATACCAAAAACGCATCATAACTTTAACGTAAATGGTGATTTAAAAGTCGGTGATGACGATATGTTTAATAGGACAGTAATAGCAGACATAAAAAATAACATATCACACTATCCTAAAGAGATAGCTGATAAAGTTAATTCTTTAATTTACCAGTTAATCACACAGCAGGGTATAGATGATGTAGTAGAATCTATCATATCAACACCAGATTTACATTACTATTTGAATAAAAATAAATATGATAGTGAAGCAACATTGGAAGATTACGCTACAGGAATTATAAACGCACTACCTAACGCAAGTGACCAATATAAAATGGACTTAGCTGATGCTTTCGAGTTCAATGAAATAGGGTATACAATTGAAGATTAAAAAGTACAGATATTTTATGTGCGACTTTGAAACAACTGTTTACAAAGGACAAGAGTTCACAGAGGTATGGGCGTCTGCTTCGGTAGAACTATTCACAGAAGATGTTCAAATATTTCACTCAATTGATGAACAGTTTAATTACTTTGTAAGTCAAGATTGCAATGTCGTAGCATATTATCACAACTTAAAGTTTGACGGATCATTCTGGTTATCATATTTGATGATAGATAAAGGGTTTAAACAGGCATATAGAAAAACAGGTGAAGCTATAAATGAGGTAGAGTGGTTACAGGAAAAATTTATGGAAAACAATTCCTTTAAATATAGTATTTCAGATAAAGGAATGTGGTACAACATTATTATAAAAGTAAATAACCACTTTATTGAAATAAGGGATTCACTAAAGCTTTTACCATTTAGTGTTAAAAGAATTGGTGATAACTTTGGTACAAAGCATAAGAAGCTTGACATGGAATACACAGGTTTTCGATATGCAGGATGTGAGATAACAGACAGTGAAAAAGAATACATTGCTAATGATGTTCTTGTTGTTAAAGAAGCACTTGAAATTATGTTCAACGAGGGTCATGATAAACTGACAATAGGTTCTTGTTGTTTGGAAGAATACAAAGAGATATGTAAGAAATCACTCAAGAACCAGTTAGAGTACAAGGAAATGTTTCCAGACGTATATAATGTGAGTATTAATCCTACAGAATATACATACGAAAACGCCGGAGATTATATAAGAAAATCATACCGAGGTGGTTGGTGTTATTTAGTAAAAGGAAAAGAAAACCAGATAAAAACAAATGGAACTACAGCAGACGTAAATTCCTTGTATCCATCTATGATGTCATCTGAATCTGGAAATAGGTATCCTGTTGGCAAACCTTGTTTCTGGAAAGGAAACTATATTCCAGACGAAGCTATAGCAGATAATAAGTATTATTTTGTTAGAGTTAAAACAAGATTTTATATCAAGAAAGATAAGTTACCATTTATCCAGATAAAAAGTTCTTACTTATATAAAGGTACAGAAGCACTGGAATCGTCAGATATTTATGACAGTAAAACAGATTCTTACTTTTCATTCTATAAAGATAAGGACGGTATATTAAGAGATACAAGGGTTGAATTGGTCTTGACAATGACAGATTACCAGTTGTTGAAAGATCACTATGATTTAGTTGATTTTGAAATACTTGATGGATGTTGGTTTTACGCCTTAACAGGCATCTTTGATGAATACATAGAAAAGTACAAACACCAGAAGCTTGTTAGTAAAGGTGCATTACGTGAGTTGGCTAAACTTTTTCTTAATAATCTTTATGGAAAAATGGCATCTAGTAAAGATTCATCGTTCAAACTGGCATATGTGAAAGATGATAAAACAATTGGATTTTTACCTGTTACAGAATCAAACAAGAAAGCAGGGTATATTCCTGTTGGTTCAGCTATCACAAGTTATGCAAGAAACTTTACTATCAGAGCAGCACAAGCGAATTATCATGGTGTTGATAAAGCAGGTTTTATTTATGCTGATACAGACAGCATACACTGTGATTTACCACCAGAAGAAATAGTTGGAATCAAAGTACATGATAAAAACTTTTGTTGCTGGAAATTGGAAACATGTTGGGATAAAGCAATATTCACAAGACAGAAAACCTACATTGAGCATGTAGTTGCAGAGAATCTTGAAACGATTGAAAACCCATACAACAATATAAAGTGTGCAGGTATGCCAAAACGTTGCAAAGATTTATTTGAATTATCACTGTCAGGTGATGCTGATATAAATAAAGAATGGAGTGATGAAGAAAAAGAATTTCTATTTGACAAATATAACAACCCTATTAAACGTGATTATAGTTCATTTAAAATAGGATTGAAAGTACCCGGAAAATTACGACCAAAGAGGATACGTGGTGGTGTTCTATTGGTAGATACATCATATGAAATGAGGTAAAAAACATGAAGAAAATTATATGTTTATTGCTATTTTGTTTTACATTAACAGGGTGTACGTCTGGTAACAAAGTATCAACTGAAAAAACTGACTATAGCATAATACTTAATAATGGTTCAGCTTTTGTATTTACATTTAAAGATCCTGATACAAACGTTTGGTATATATCATCTGATAAAGGCGTAACACCTAGACTTAATCAAGATGGTTCATTATATGTAAAATAGTAAAAAACAGAGGGAGAACTAAGTTCTTACCCTCTGTTTTATTTATATCTATAACCCATGTGTTAATCATTGCGTTCAGCGAAAACGACAAGTAACACAGGCTCTATAATTTCAAGAGTGCTATCCTATGTTCTCAATGTTAATCGCATGAGTAGATATACTTAGTAACTAAGTGCGCTTAATGTGGCTTCTTTACATCTTAAATCTTTAAATCTAAAGCAACCACGTTCAAATAAATATCTAAGATTATTCAAAAAGAAGTCGTTACGTTTTAACATAACATAATTTATCTCATGATCATCAGTGGTCACACTGATTTTTAAACCAAAGGTACGGTCTGGTCTATCATCACAATATAAGTAGCCATTCTCAGTAAATTCTCTTATACCGTACTCACAACCTTTATATTTAAGTGTGCAAAGGTATTTATTTTTTCCGATAGGTCTTTCAATAAAACTCTGATTATCATTCAAATAAACACATTCACTACTATATCCAACATAACTGTCTTTCTTAAAAGCTCGGTTGAATCCACTGGTTTTCTGTGCTTCGCTTGCTGATTTATTGAATCCCTGTTCTAATACAAACCCGTCACCACGTAAAAATTTTGTATCTTTATGTAGTCTAGCGCTTATTTCCATTTTTGTATAATATGGATTGATAAGACTGACAGGATTCGCAATCATATACACAGGTACATAACGAACCTGTTCCCCCTGACCTCTTGCAATAGACGTATGAATACTGATGAACTTTCTTACTTCATCAGGGCAGTAGTGATTAGATTCACTTTGAAATTCATCAAACTCTAGCCTAGAAATATCAGCAAATAAATGACTATATTTTTTCAACTGGTCGGCACTGTTTAAACTTATAGCATACCCACAGCTTTTTTCGTCTAAGAATAACTCATGGAAAATTCCACTTGCCCGTCTTTTTGATGTCATAGTATGACCTGTGAAGAACAAACTTCCTATATCTTTATAGAATTTATCTACCACATTATCAAGTTCATAATTATAACGGTAAATAAGACCGAACTTTTCACCTTTATCAAGAAATCTGTTTATGCATAGTCTGCTAAAATAGGTTGTCTTTCCTGCACTTCGGTTGGAAGTAACCATATAGATTTCTGGTTTGTTACCGTTGATATCTAACATTGACAATAATTTAGTACCGTCATAATATTTTGGCATATCAAAAAATCTCCTTTTCATACTTAATTATAACACACCCATTGATTTTTTGCAAGTATTGTGATATAATAAAATTGAATTAAATAAGAAAGGAGAACCAATGAAAAACTTATATCCGATCTTTGTAGCGTTAGGGTTTAACGCCCTAGACGTGCTAACCGGTATTGTGTCTGCCATAAAAATTAAAGACATTAAATCCACAAAACTACGTGATGGTCTTTTCAAAAAAGTGGGTTTTATTTTCTGTTATTTTACGGCATGGCTAGTTGATGGATACGGTGGTGTTATAGGATTCAAACTAGGTGTTTCAATATTACCAGTTATTGTACTATACACTTGCACAACCGAGCTAGTTTCAATACTAGAAAACATATCCAAAATTAACGCAGACCTTTTACCGAGCAAACTTATGGAACTTTTTCACATTTCAAACACCAGAAAGGAGTAACAAATGGCTGACATTAACAAAGCTGTTTCTTTCATGATTAACACAGCAAAGGACAATATTCATGGTTATGACCAACAGCACAGAAACGGTCCAGATTATGACTGTAGTTCACTGGTAGGGACAGCGTTATACTATGCAGGTTTTGCTGTTTCACCGTATTCATGGACTGGCAACTTAGAATCACAGTTAAGAAAAGCAGGGTTTGTAGATTGCAAAGCACCATGGAAAGCAGGTGACATTCATTTAAACAGAGGAAACCACGTATGTATGAGCATCAATGAAAGCCAGATAGTTGAAGCGTCAATTAACGAAAAAGGAACACCCACAGGTGGTAAAACTGGTGACCAGACAGGTAAAGAAATTCAGATTACTTCTTATTATAATTATTATCTCGGTTGGGATTTACACTTGAGATTTACTGGTGCAAACACAAACAGCAATAAAGACTATACTGTTAAAGAAATAGCCCGACAGGTTATTGCAGGTAAATGGGGTGTAGGTAACGAGAGAAAAAGACTCTTAGAAAAAGCAGGTTATAATTATGATGAAGTACAAAGTTATGTAAACGTACTCTTTACAAAAGGCGGTTACAAGTCGAACGGTGAAGTTGCAAGAGAAGTTATCAAAGGTGAGTGGGGTGTAGGAAAAGAAAGAAAAAACAGACTTGAAAAAGCAGGTTACAATTACTACGAGATTCAAAAACTCGTTAACCAGATGTTAGGATAACATTATGCCAAACATCAACAAAGCTTATTCATGGGCAATCGAAACGTGTAATGCCCCTAACGTGGGATACAGTCAGACATATAGAAACGCCCAGACCGTAGGTGGCATTACATATTACGATTGTAGTTCTTTCATAAACTACGCACTCTTAGCAGGTGGATTTACAACACCTAACTACGCACCAAAATATAACGCTTTCACAACTTATACCGAAGCAGACGTTTTACTTTCACTAGGTTTCAAGGAAGTTGATACAGGCGGTGAATACTTACCGGGTGATATTGGTCTTTCAGTTTCCCATACAGAAATGTGCTATAAAGGTGGTAAAGGAAAAGGTGTATTCATGGGGGCACACACAGACAATGCACCGTTAGCGCATCAAGTAAGCATAGGGTCAACGACTGGAAATCAAGATTATGAAACGTCATTCCCACGATTGTTTAGATACGGTGAGGGCGGTGCATCTGGTTATGGTTGTAGCGCATATGTTGTATCAGCAATATGTGGTAATATGTGGCAGGAAAGTGGTGTAAACCCAGGAATGTGGGAAGGACAGAATGTTAGTTCATTTACGAGTTTAAATGTTGGTTTTGGGTTAGGACAATGGACAAACACTGGTGGAGATACGCATGGTAGACTTTATAAGTTACATGAATGGCTTCAAGAAAATGGGTATCAAGACGATGATGGTAACGGACAACTTCAATATTTAATTCACGAAAATGTATGGTATTCCAGAGATGAAGCTAGTCAATATGCCACGTTAACAGATTTTCTCACTTCCAGTAGTACAGATTTAGCTGAATTAACACATGCTTTCAATGTAGGGTGGGAAGGTATTCACGACCACACATGGGATTTCCGTGTGACCTACGCAGAAAAATGTTATGAGTTTATTACTAAACATGCTAATGACACTTCAATCAACAAATGGTTTTCAAAAAATGAGTTTTTATCAGTTGACGAAAGACTCAACAATGCCGTTCTTATTTACAGATTCTTGTCGGCAGGCGGTGGGGGTGGTGGAACGCACACTACAAAAAAGAAATCAATGCCAGTTTGGATGATGCTAAAATATCATTATTAAGTTGAAAGGAGGTGATTAAATGGCAGTAAAAACTAGAGAGGAAATTCTGGAAAGTTTCAGAACAAGACTAGGAGAAAATCCTGACGACGATTCCATTTCGTTTTTAGAGGATGTTACCGACACACTGAATGATTTTGAAAAAAGAGCAAATGGTGACGGTACGGACTGGAAAAGCAAGTACGAAGAAAACGATGCAAATTGGAGAAAGAAATACACAGAAAGATTTTTCTCAGGTGAACCAAACCCAGAACCAAACCCAGAACCAAACCCAGAACCAAAACTAGAACCAGATAATACCCCGAGGACATTTTCAGATTTATTTAAGGAGATTTAAAAGATGGCTAGAAGAATTGCTAATAGTACGCTAAATGCGTCTACAATCGACATTATGAACGTTATCCGACAGAACGCTTCATATGATTATCAGCAGAACGTACCTGCTGTTGCAAAGGCAAGTGACATTCCTAAAGTCGGAGAAGTTATCTACGGAACACCTGCTTTCGCAAACCAGTTTATCAACGCACTTGTAAACAGAATTGCTATTGTGCGTGTGCAGTCTGCAAACTTTAACAACCCGTATTCTATTCTTAAAAAAGGGTATCTTGAGTACGGTGAAACTGTAGAAGATATTTTTGTATCAATCGCAAAAGCAGTAGACTTTAGTGCAGAAAAAGCACCGAATAGAGAGTTCCAAAGAAATATTCCAGATGTTCGTTCAGCATTTCACGTAATGAACTGGCGTGTAATGTATCCAGTAACCATTCAGGACGAAGATTTAAGACAGGCATTTCTTAGTATTGATGGCGTACAGAACCTTATTGCTAAGATTGTTGATGCTGTTTATACAGGTGCAGAGTATGACGAGTTCCTGCTCTTTAAGTATCTTCTGATTAAAGCTATCAGTCATGGTAGAATGTATCCAAAGTCGATCGGTACTGGTGAATCACTTACAGAAAGTGCGGTACAATTCAGAGGTACTTCCAACTTATTACCGTTTATGTCAAGTGAATTCAATGAAGCAGGAGTTAAAACAAACACACCTAAAGAAAGACAGGTTATTTTCATGGACGCTATGTTCAACGCACAGTACGATGTAAATGTACTTGCAAGTGCTTTCAATATGGACAAAGCAGATTTTATGGGCAGGTTGTTCCTCATTGACAACTGGTCAGAGTTCGACAATGAACGTTTTGAGATTATCAGAGCTAATTCTGATGGTATCGAAGAAGTTACCACGAAAGAACTTGAACTGATGAAAAATGTAAAAGCTGTTATTCTGGACGAAAACTGGTTTCAGGTTTATGACAACAATAACAAATTTACAGAGAAGTATGTGGCATCTGGTTTGTACTGGAATTATTTCTATCATACATGGAAAACAGTTTCCAATTCTCCGTTTGCAAACGCTTGTGTATTTGTAACAGATGCTGCTACAATCGCATTACCTACTTCAATCACAGCACATGTGGATGCTAAGGACGAAAGTGACATTGCTACGGTATTTACAATCAGTCCAGACTTAGACGGTCAGAGTCTTGAGCCACACAATGTCAACTTTATTCAGACCAATGCGATGACCACAGCAGGTATCGCAGTTCAGCCTTATGGTGGCGTTCTGATTCCTAACAATCAGATTACTACAGATATTAATCTTGTGGCAGAGATTAACGGTACTAAGTACACAGCCGAAACACCTATTACTGGTGCTACAACTGTTGGTACAGTTATTACATTAACTATAGAGGAATGATAAGGATGTGTGGTGGTATTAAGTTACTGCCACACATCAGTTAGAAAGGAATTTATTATGTATATATATCCTCAGTCTAATATAAAGTTACTAAAAGATGTGCCACTAGATACAACATATGACCACACATTATGGTTTGACAATGCAAGCGCGCAGTTTGAATATTTCAGTGCGTTGACAAAGTACAATATGAATAACTACAGTTATCAAAGGGTACAAAAAGGAGTAACAAGAGTCGGCATTAAAGCTGACAGTCTTTATGATTGCAACTACATGATGTTTCAAAATTCAGCTTATGGTAATAAGTGGTTTTATGCTTTTATCACAAGTGTTGAATATGTGAATGACGTAACATCTAACATCAGTTTTGAAATTGATGTCATGCAAACATGGCTATTTGACTGTTCACCAGATTATTGTTTTGTTGAAAGAGAACACTCAGAAAGTGACCAGATAGGTGCTAACATTATACCAGAGAACCTTGACACTGGTGAGTATGTATATAATGGGTACGGTAAATTAACTAAAGTTCTTGACCCATTGTGTATTATATGCATGGTATGTGACACGACAGAAGACCCAGACGGTACACTATATGACGGTATTTACGGCGGATGTACATTATTTGCGTACAATGTAGATAAGAAAGGTGTTACAGCGTTAACCAAAAAATTGCAAAGCTATAATCAAAAGCCAGATGCAATTGTGGGTCTTTATATGTGCCCTGTTATAGCTACGGGTGAAGCTATTCCAGATGACGGGGTGCAATTACTGTTTTCAAAAGGTGCTTATGGGTTTGACATTTCTGTTCCTGCCTTAACAACAAATGATACTCTTGACGGGTACAAGCCTAAAAACAATAAACTTTACACTTATCCGTATAACTATTTATCAGTAGAAAACGGAAAATCTACAGCCAGTTTTAGATATGAATTTTTTAACAATTTAACTGTAGCACTTCACGTTGATGTCCCAGTTACAATGCCAGTACAAGTAGCATTAAGACCAAACGGGTACAAGGGCAGTAAGGTTGGTACAACTCTTAACGGTGAATCATTGATACTTGACGATTATCCAATGTGCAGTTGGTCTACTGATTCTTTCAAAGCATGGCTAGCACAGAACGCACTCCCATTAGCAACCACAGCTACGGCAGGTGCATCTGCTCTAGGATTGTCTGCTTTAGGTGTAAGTTTTCCACCACTAGGGGTACTAGCAGGAGTTGGAACTGTAATGAATCTTTTATCGCAGGGGTATAAAGCGTCTATTGCGGCTGACGTGGCAAGAGGGAATATCCATAGTGGTAACGTTGATGTTGCAAGTGAAAAGAAAACTTTTTGGGGCGGTAGAATCAGTGTAAGTCATCAGTATGCAAGAATGATTGACGATTTCTTTACTAAGTTTGGGTATGCAACTAAGAGAGTAAAAATACCTAACCGCAACAGTAGACCACATTGGAACTATGTGAAAACTGTTAGTGCTACAATGACAGGTAGTGTTCCGTCTGATGACATGAAAAAAATTTGTAGTATCTATGACAACGGTGTGACATTCTGGAAACATGGGTATGAAGTTGGTAGATATGACCTAGACAATAGTCCTGTGTAATAAGGTGGTGAAAAAATGGGACGAAGAAAGCATAACATTTTTGACGAAAGTATGGTACTGAATAACCTTACTTATCGCCAGTATTTAAACAGGTTAACAGAACTTGCTATATCCATGTTTGAATGGAAGAACCTGCCAGATACAGTTGATGCAAGATATCTGGAATTGCATTTATTTGAAACTGGTTGCATGGTCTATTTCAAAGACGAAGTAATAGGGGACTTGTGCTTAGACTGCATCGTTCAAGGTAGCCTTGATGTGTACGGAAACCCTTTGCTTAGACGTGCGTACAGTGGGTACAACAATTATCAGAAGTTACTAAAATATAATAACAGTGTTATTATCTGGAATAATTATCTACATGGTAACAGTATTCTTGATGTTGAAATGTTTGCACGAAGATTGTACAACATTGATAGAATCATTGATGTTAACGCCAATGCACAAAAAACACCAGTGCTGTTACAAGGTACTGAAAAACAAAGGCTTACTCTTTTAAACTTATATAAAGAGTATGACGGTAACGCACCTTTTATTTTTGGTGACAAGAATCTGGATATTAACTCGTTGAAAGCATTTAGCACTAATGCCCCATATGTATGTGATAAACTGTACCAGTTAAAAACACAGATATGGAATGAAGCGTTAACTTATCTCGGTATCAGCAATATCAATATTCAGAAGAAAGAAAGATTGATAACTGATGAAGTTACAAGAAATCAAGGTGGCACTATTGCTAGCAGATATAGCAGGTTAGAATCACGCAGACAGGCTGTTGAAAAAATAAATGATATGTTCGGAACAAATATCGAAGTCAATTATCGTGAAGATTTTCAGCAGGTTGGCGACGATAATCAGCCAAAAGACCCGGGTGCAAATACGATAGGTGGTGCAGGAAATGAGTAAATACACGACAGAAGTTAGGTATATTTGTGAAACTGATAGCGGGTTAGATGAAAGTGTTGGATTTAACTCAGTAGATGATGTTATATCAAAATCATGGGACAAGATTTTTACCAGTAAAGTACCATTCTTTGATGAAGATTATAGAAAGATACTTTGTTGTAAAATATTAAAGCACTATTATTTAAGAGAGATAGGGTGTGAAACTGTTGGTATATGGAAACTTTGGGTTAATACAAAGCTTGAAGAAATAATGCCTTACTATAATCAGTTATATGAGAGTGCTAAGTTAAAGTTTGACCCGTTCCATGATGTTGACTTAACCAGAAAACATAACAGAACTGAAAACGAAAAAAGTACAGACAATAGAAGTAGTAATGGAAGTAGAGATAATAACAGTACACAAAACACAAGCAGTAACAAAAATAGTAATGCAAATGGCGAAGAAAAAAACTTATTCAGCGATACACCTCAAGGCGGTTTAGTTGGTGTTGATAACGAAACCTATTTAACAGATGCTAGAAAAATTAACACTATAAATACTGGTAATGAGAGTATAAGTGGTAATTCTACTGAAAAAAGCGGAAGCACATATAAAGATAGTGAACAAAGTAGCGGTAATATTGACACTACAGAAGATTATATTGAAACCATTGTAGGTAAGCAAAATTCAGAAAACTACAGTTCGTTAATTATGAAATACAGAGAGACTTTCCTGAATATTGATATGCAGGTTGTTAAGGAATTTGATGAACTATTTTTTGGATTATGGTAAAACGGAGGTATTTAAAATGGATAAACCTATTGAAACATTACGCTTTTATTGTCAAAAAATTCTGCCAATGGTCTATGATGATAGTTTGAGTTACTATGAATTAAGTTGCAAAATTAGTAAGAAACTTAATGAAGTTATTAAAGCACAAAACGGTATTCCGGATTATATTGAAAAGAAGATTAAAGAATACATTGAAAGTGGTGATATTAACTCTATTATTGCACAAATTTTAGCTAATTACAATCTTAACGTTAAATTCCCGCCTAGTGGGTTAAAACCTGCAAGCGGTGATGGGACAGCAGATGATACACAAGCTATTCAGGCTTGCCTTGATTATGCTTCACAGCATGAGGGTATGACTCTATTCTACCCAAACGGTTCGTACTTAGTCAGTGAATTAACTTTACATGATACTTTATCAATGTATGGACAGGACAGATATAATACTAGATTAGTAATTAGAGGTGGAGTTAAAAAAGCAATCATTAGCGATGCATTAAGAAATCTTTCGTTAACCGGGCTAGGGTTTGACGGTAATGGCGATATACAAGTTAACAACGTTGACCTTATTGACGTTACTTGTAATAGCTGTTCTATTAGTAACTGTTTCTTTACTGATGGCTATACATTACTAAAATTAAATTCTAAAGTACAGTCTGACATTTCTAATTGTTATTTTGAAAATGCAGTTGTAGAATCAGCTAACTTAACCGGTACTGGTATTAGACTTACTAACTCTATGTTTAAGTCTATATCAGATGTTAAAGGAAAAACATTCTTAAATGTAGGATGTGATAATTCTATCATTGACAATTGTATTCTCGATAAAGAAGTTAAAGATCCTTTGATTATTAGCGGTAAAAATAATGTTGTAAATGTAATGTATAATTACCCTTACACTAGTAAACAGGTTTACGGCAATAATAATGTAAAAATTTATCGCAAATACGAAGAAAGTAAAGCGGATAAGAAAATTTTTCATGGTACTGATTTTGTTATAGATGCTAACTTAGTTTATTCGGCACCTGCAACCGGTGATAGTTTCTATGACACCGTTACAATGAAAACAGTTAATACAGATAACTTGTATAAAGTCATGGTGGAAAATGAAACAACAGGTACAATTCCAACTAGAATTTCAGAAGCTGAAAATGGCATCAAAACTAATAGTACTAATATTGCTACAAATTCAGGTGAAATTACGAAAACAAATAAAGCTCTTAACGATTTTAAAAATGAAACAAACACCAATTTTACAAAGGTTAACAATGATATAACAAATATCAACGGTGAAATTGAAACTATTAAGGGAATTGAGGGAATCCGTGCTAATCGTAAAATTATTATTGCTTGCGATAGTATTGGCATCGGAACGAATCCAGATGGTAATGTGACAGGATTTACTGAAATCATTAGACAGAAAATGGGGCTAACAGCAGGTACTAATTTCTTCATCTGTGGCGGAAATAATTTTGGATTCAACACACCGAGTCCAGCTTTTAGATGGCTAGAGGGTATGAAAAAAGTTATTACACCAGATGATAATTCTATCACAGATATTTATGTGTTTGGGGGTGACAATGACGACACTGAAATTCTTGACGTAAATAACATTAGACCAATATTAGCACAAATAGAATTGTTCTGCGAATATTGTAAGACACGTTTTCCAAACGCTCAAATTTCTATTGGAATGATAGGGTGTAAAATGAATGGTACACCTTATAGACTAGCTGCTGTTAAAAATGCATATAGCAGATGCGGAACATACGGTGCAAAATTTATTGACAACTGCAATTACATTTTACAAGACTTATCACTCTTTGCTAGTGATAATATACATTTAAAACAAGACGGACAAAATCTATTAGCTGATTATTTGTTATCTGTTATACACGGAGGCGAAGTATCAGTTGTAAAACAGTATTATGGTTTTGAGATGAACAAAACAGATAAAATAACACCAGTAAATAATACTAAATTTACTTGTATTCAGTGGATGTTTAATAATATAAAGCATTGGAATTTTGACCGATTAAGATTTGACCTTGTAACACCTGCTGTCATTGGTGATGGAATGGACATTGAAGCGTTTACTTTTAATACTGGATATATTTGCGGTGATAATTCATATAACGGTTGTAGATTTACTACAACAGGTTTTGGGTATTTTGATGACAACCAGTATAGAGTAATTACCATTCGATTTAACGTTATTAAACGTAAAATTGTTCTAAGTATTGAATGTTTAGATGGAACAGGTTATCCATCAGCTAAACTAAAAGGTATTATTATACCAGCGTTTGAAACACAACAGGTATCAGATATGTGCTAATTTTGAGGAGAGGTTATACTTTTTAGCCTCTCCTATTTTTATTATTTACGGTGCAAATGATAAGTGAGTTGATAGCTAAAATGAAAACGGGGTTTGAAATTTAATGGGGC